CGAGTTTGGGCGTGAGTGTACCGGCAGTCATACCGCTTACGGTAAACGTTAGCTCATATGGGTATCCAGCCAATATGCTTGATGCAGTAAAGTTAGTATACGCTAGCGTTGCCGCTGTCGTGCTACCTGCCGTGTGCAATAGCGTGCCGCCTGATACCGCCCAATTCGTTCCCGTCCAATTGCCTGCACCCGAGAAATCGCGGTCAACGGCGTTGGTAATAAGCTCAGTCTGATTCTGCTTGACATTTAGCAGCGTGGCGGTGGTGGTGCCTTCGGCGTTAAGCGCAGGAGCCGTGACAACTCCAGCCGTACTTATAGTCGCCGTCGCGCCGGTCGTGCCAAAAATGGCCTCACCCTTTTGCCTTAGCCCGCCTTCGTTGCGGATGCCGCCTGCTGTAATCTTGAGCGATTCGGAGGCGGTGGTGACCATATTCAGCGTGCCGTCCAGCGTGGTAATGCCGGTCACATGCAGCGCGCCGAACTTGCCAGAGTCGGCCTCTACGGTCTTGGCATCACGTGGCTTGATAGAGTTCACGGTGGAGCCGTCTGTCCATTTGTTTGAATCAGCAATAGCAGCTGCAGCCACATGCTGATAATATCCGTTTGAATCACCAAGATATAGTTGTTCATTGTAGATGTACAACTTGTTAGCCGCAGCAGTTCTTGTGGTATCCTGAATAACTATTGCGCCTGTAGTGTTTCGATACCCAGTACGTTGAGCAAAAATACTCACTACGCTGAGTAAAATGATGAATAAGGTCTTTTTCATGATTACTTTCCTAACCAATAACAACGTACATTGCTGTAAACCACAAGACTGTCGTCATCACTGCCGCCCTTTTTGTACACCACCCTCACGCCATCAAACATTTCAAAGCTGGAATACAGTACGTCAATAGCATAAGATTCAAACGTGGCTGTGCTGCTTAGTGCAACTGTGCCCACATTGATACTATCTCCAACCATAAGAGTAGGATATATGGAAGTAGCATCAAGAAACTTACGCTTCAGTCCATACAGCTCCACCGTCATGGTGTCTGTGGCTGGAGTCCCATTGATCACATTCGCATAAATATCAAGATCAATGCTGCCGGCAGTGGCAGAATAGCCCATTGCTGAATTGGCTGAATTAAAGTAGAAATCCCGTACACATCTGGTGGTGACATTCAACGTGTCCTTCACCATGTATCCAGGAGCCTCTACAAACTTCTGCGCCAGTAAAGGCACAGCAATCATCAACATCAAGAATACCTTTTTCATCTTTACTCCATTTTCAATTAGCTTGTGGACATTTTACTGTGTCAATGCGTGATAATACGCTGTTGTAGAACACAATACGGATGCTGGAATCTGCCGAGTTATAATACCAGTCCCGCTGCCAGATGCCACCTGCGCCGACGGTGGCAGAGTCAACATCAGCAGCCACAGCCGCAAACGTCCCCAGGCTGTCCAGTGTGGCCTTTGCAGCAGGAGTGGAAGCATCATTAAAAAACGTCAGCTTATCGCTGGCTACGTCCAGACTATACCTATCTGTTCCGTCACCAATGGTTAGACGTTTCTGCGGAACTCCGGGGCCAATTCCAACAAGACCTAAAATTGGCTGCAATACCAGCTTGTTTGCTGTTGATCCGTAATTATATCCAGCCAATTTCTGCCCATCAAGTAGGGTTTGGATGCCGATAGTATTATCTGCTTTTTTGTAGATAACGCCAACATCTGTATCGCCAACTTTAACTGAATCAGCAACGACCCCGCCATCAACCTCAACTTTATCCGATGGAGTTAATGTTCCAACTCCAAGGCGTCCGTTAAAAACTATATCACTATCGTTGCCAGTAACGGAAAACTGCATTTTAAAATGATTTCCGTCATTGGTTTTTATGATAGGAAAGTGAGATGATGGATTGCTCCACATGGTTTGAAGTGTGTAACCATCAACGGCCAGCGGATTTTTTATTGAAACGATAGAACCGGCGTCGTTGTCAACTACATAAGTATATTGATTCCCTTCAAAAGTTATTCTGTCAATGTCAATCCGACGACCTCCGGCAATACGCAAAAATGAGTTCACTTTTTCAGGTGGGCCAAAATCATTAGCCACGACAAATGCTTCTTTGATTCTTATGTTGCGGGGGTATGATACCTCTCTTGCACCATTTATGAATATAAAATCACTCTGCACATTTGACGCTCTAAACCCTGCACCAGACTCAAACCAGCAGTCACTAACAACAATACCCATGTCTGCACGTTGCCCGTTAACAAGGGCACCGCCAAGGCCCGCCAGGGTGGTGACAGAGTCTCTGAACATAATACAGTAATCATCTTCATCGGTAAAAGAGCAATTCTTAATTTCTGATTTCCCCGCACCCTCCATAATCAAGGATGTTTTGTTAGCCCCAAACCCACAGTCCTGTATGTCTCCCTGTTGAAATCCTAAGCCGCAATATAGGCCAATGTCATTGTACAGGAAATAGCATTTGTTGATACGCATAAAATCAGCACCAAAGCGAAGATTGATCGCAACATCAAATCCCTTGAACCAGCAGTTAGTTATTTGCGCATCACCGCAACCGTTATCCTCAATAGCAACAAGCACTCTGCTTCCTTCATTTGCCAGTGCTGTCTGGTTTGTCTGAAAATCAATGCCGTCAAACTTATACTCTGGGGCTGTGCCTGACCATAAATAAGATGGAGCTGAAGTGAATGTTCCAAACCTAAACAGCGTATCAGAAGATGATGCAGTAAATATTATTCTCGCCCTATGTCCTATAAACTGACATGGTTTTGTGGTTATGGTATTGAACCCACTTGAAACAATATAATTGCCACTTGGAAAATACAGAGCTGGTTTATTACCGCCAAAAGAAACCATATAATTAATAGCCGCTTGGATAGCTGCCGTGTCATCGGTTAGGCTGTCGCCTTTTGCCCCAAACTTCCTCACATCCACAAAGCCAGCAGCCGCAGTGTCCAGCTTGGCGTAGGTGATGCCGTGATCGGCCAGCTTGCTACCAGCTATATTAGCATTGGCATTAATGTCGGCATTTACTATAGTACCATCATTAATATCACTGGATTGCACACTGGATTCTGCCAACTTTGTGCTATCCACAGCATCATCAGAAACATTGACAGTTACATTACCAAGACTGTCCGCACTGGAGATATAGGTACCATCATTGAAGTATAGCCTTCCATATCCAAGAAAGCGGATATTCCCAGTAGCCACCCGGAGAGAATCCGTTACCTGGAGATAATTGACTACTGCGTCTTCCTGAGTGCCACCACCTATGTTCCACTGTCCATAAGTGAGAGATGCCAGCACAAGGAGAATCTTAATAGTCGTAGTTGCGTATGGTGCCATTAAGCACTCCTGATGCTGATTTTTTTGCTTCATTTGTAAGTAGCCTGTAATTATCATAATACTTAGTGAATCCCATAAGATATAAAACTCCCCATACCAACGCCCAGTGGTATCTACCTGGGATGGTTGGTTCATTCAAATCAGTGTTGGTGTCCGTGTCTTCAGTCTTGGAGTAAAAGACTTTGGCAGTACCAGTATAGTTGGATTCATTCGAATCTACTATACATAGATATCTGCCACTGTCATCATTCTCCACATACCAACCATATCCAGATGTCTCGGTTTCACTCATTTGGGCAATGCTCCATTATAAGACTTGACGCTGATACGTCCTATGGGTTCACTATCCACCTCCACCCTGCGGATGGATATCACATCATCTGGAAGCGTTCCAACCCCATTTGTCAAAGTTACTGTGGAGGACCCATGCAGGATTTCAGTGTCCTGCAAGAACATCCTGTAGGCTTCATTGATAAGGGCATTGATCTCCCTTTCAGTCCACTGATGCTCCTGCATGAGTTCCTTGTCCTGCATCATCCTTACCAAATGACTGCGGATATGACTGCGGATCTGCTTGAGATTCATTTACTTCATCCTTGGGGTTTGTACTCCAGGTGCCTTCTCTACCTGCATCATCTGCATCTCTTCACCATACATGGCGCGGATATCAGTAAACTGTCTGGCAATATCAGCATCAACCGTCTGCTTCTCACCAAGCATGTTCAGTTTGAACAATGCCTTGGAAAGCGCACTCAAAATCACCAAATCATAGAACTCTGTCGGCACATCCAGATACGTGCTTACAGTATTGGTAAAAGTAGCATTGTTAATATTCACATTCGCCACAGACGCACCAGTAATGGTAACAGTCGCCGAATCCACAGTGGCCGTAACTCCAGATCCAGTCCCAAACGCATGGTTGAGAGCCGCATTCAGATTGGTGGCATTGGTAGCTGCGGTAGCACTGGTGACAAAGAAAATACTGTCATCATTGGTTTCAGCAGATGCTCTGGCATACACATTCACATTGTAATTCCCAAACCACACCTTGAAATATGTGCCGGCAGTAGGCTGTCCTGTAAATAGAATGGTGGTGGTGTTGGAATCAGCAGTCATCTCATTGGGTTTGCGGATAAAATACAGGGTGGACGCATTGGAACTCAACGCCGTGGCAGAAGAACCAACGTACACCAACAGCTTTTCACCAAAGTGATTAACCGCATAACTATAGTCATAATTGCTGTTGTTCTGCAAGCTGTGCACCTCATTGTCACTCACAAACGGAATAAGAGCACCAGCCGCATTAATCAATTTTTTGAACTTTGCGACTTTATCAGCCGCATAATTACCGGCAAGACTAATTGCGGTAACCGCTCCAGCGGCAGCCGTAATGGACACGGATTCACTGGTACCATACCATGTATCACTGATGGCGTTCAGACGCACAAAAACATCAAACTGGGCTGTATTCAGCCAGCTGTTCAATTCAGCGTCCTGGAACTCCTCAGTGGTCAGTTTGGCAAGACGGGAACGCAAGTCACTTCTTGCGGACTTTCTTGTAATGTCACTTAGAGCCATTTCCAACTCCTTGAAAGCGTTTATAATTATTGATAATGGTCAGCAACTGCTCATTGTACAATTGCATCAATTGAGCATATTGTTGCCATTCTTCTTCTTGCGCCCTACATTTGGCTGCGGCATAATATACCACAGCATCACTGAATTCTTCAGGAACGCTTATTGTGTCACTGTCGCCACTCAGGTCTGTAGGCTGTTTGATAAAATAAAACCTGAGTTTACCAGTTGCAGCACCACCTGACGTGGCTGGTAAAAAGTTTACGTTAGTGGCATCAAACCACATAATGGGACTTGACGAATCATACACCAAGTTATTGGTAGTGGCCATGGCTGCAATTTCAGGAGTAACCAACCGCACAGGTAAAGCATCTCCAGTACCACTTGGACATAACGTGGCATAACAGAACTTTACATAGTCGGCAGAAGCCTGAATAACACTCCACGCAACCAAAGATACAGCAGCAATACTGGGGTTTGATTCTGAAATCAAGTCTTTCAACACCCACCACGGACACTTGAGCGCAATATCTCTTTGCCCTTCATTGATCCACGCAATGACTTCTGTCTTTGTGGGATCACTGGTAGCACTAAGAGTAGTCTCCAGCAAGTATCCTGCATTGGTGATGAGTGAAGATAAAGAGGTCTTTGCCATTGAATCTCCAAGGCCCCAATAAAGGGGCCTATGTTGTTAGTAAGCCTGCGGGACCATAATAGTGACGGTCATGGTGTTGGCATGCTCATCCGCATCAGCCGTAAGGCCAATGTAGTAATAAGGAGCAGGATAAGCCGCAAGATTCAAAGCCGCACCAGCAGTCTTTGCACTGTTGGTAATGTCAGCAACCACAGCATCAGCAATCAACGTGAATTTGGTGCCACCGGTAGTATCCGTGCCAAGCAACGACACGTCAACATTGGTGCCACTGATGGCAGACGCAGTACACACAATACTGATGTACCGCGCACTGTCATCCACCGCTTTCAGAAAGTCAATCTCTGAAGTATAACCAGTGGTAGCACTGGAAGGAAGTGTGACCACTTCCTGAGCCACAAGCATTCCATTGACGGTTTTCTTAACCCAAGCCATAAAACTATCCTTTCAATAAAGGGGGAGCAGAACTCCCCCATTGTTAATCTCACGAAAATTTGAACAGGCCATTCTTCTCAACAAGGGTCAAGTTAACACCTTCATCAGAGAAATATTGATCTTTACGACCATCGCGGTCATTGGCCTGGATGTTGGTCTCATACTTGGAAGCGCGGAACACAACGCGTTCCACATTGTCCGGATCAACAATAACCATGTGGTTGTTGTAAGGAGCGTACCGCAGAGTAGGATCCCAAACAATGTGCAACTTGCCAAAGGGATGAGTCAAAGTGCGGATATCAAAACCCATATCCGTAGTCTTCCAGTCGCTCATGCTCATGGAAGATCCACTGCGCGCCATAAAGCTGTTGGGTCCAATTTTAGACAGTTCAGCCAGGACGCTGGATCCTGCAAACGCAAACTTCTCAACTTTGGCATTGTCGTACTGAGCCATGGCTTCCATGTCATTGATGAATTCATCAACGGTATAGGAACCCCAAGCGCGGGAGAAAATCTGCTGGTTGGCAGTGCCGTACTTGTTAATCATTGGGATAATGCCCATGGTAGTACGCACGGGCCGGCCACTGGTGGCATCATTGAAATGGGCAGGAGCGCCATTGCCGCCAATACGCCAACCAAGCAGAGCCTGACGGTTCAGTTTCATCTTGTGCTCACGGGATTTCTCAAGCACCAGACGGTTGAACTCATCCGTATAACCACGAAGAGCCATTTCCATCATAGTACCAGAGATCTCCACAGGAGTCTTGGTGATCTGGGCGGAATTCCACACAACTTCCAGCTCATCCGACCAGGCTTCAGGAGACAGACCATGCTCTTCCCAAGCCGCACCAATAACCGTACAAGGATCACCGTCCTGAATATCATAGATGTCAGAACCGTCACTGGAAAGAGCTTCCAGAGTAACGACAGTAGAAGTGGACGCGGTATGCACACAGGCCACAACCACAGCCACTGCAACAACCTGATCTTTTTGGACCGTAGCCGCTACAGCAGTACCACTATTACGGGATCCAGTAGCTTTGGCGCGGATCTCAACCATGTCGCCCTTGTTCAGGAAAGGCATTTCACCACTACCAGTAGAAGCAGTATAAATGGTAACGGACGCTTTAGTAGCATCAAAACCACCACTGTCCCAGTCAATGGCTGTGCGGATATAGCCTTCCTGGTTAATGAATTTGGATCGGTGTTCAAACGACTTCCAATCAGGATCATTGGACTTGCGGGTTTTCAACTGACCCAAAAAAGAAATAAAAGGAGTTACATCAGCCCACAGCTCTTTGACTACCTTTTCATCCAGGTAGAATTGTCTCCGGTCCGTATAAAGGACACTGGAGGAAGTGCCGGTGAGTGAGTGTTTAGAACCACTTGCAAATGCTTGAGCCATAATATTATCCTATTACTTGAAATTCCATTTCTTCCTTCCCCCCTGCATAAGCAATTGGGAAAAGGCTTGATCTTCAGTTAGCTGTTCAGCAGCCTTGGATCCAACTGAAGTAATGGAAGGGGGCGCATCCTTACGCGCTTGCGTAATCCTGGAATCTATATCAATATCAGGAGTGCCCTGCGGGGTTCCTTTCATGGCTTTATACCAAAGATACAGGTCTTCCAACGTGGGTTGTTTCTGCGGACCTCTTTGCACAAATTCCAAAAATTCATCACGTTCCTCAAGCTCAAGGTTCTTCTCTTGAAAGAAGTGATCAAATTTCTGTTTGACTTCCATTGCTTGCTGTCTCTGCAATTCCTGCTGTCTCCAGGCTTGCTGTTTTGCTTCCAAGGCTTGAAAACGCTTGTCAACCTCAGAAGTAATACTTCTCACCAGTTCCATCTGTTGAGCTTTCTGCAGATTACCATACCACTGGCCAGAAGGGGTACTTGGATCATAAATCTCTGTAGGATCAAAGTCTGCCGGCTTGGGAGGAACCTGCACCTGCATAGACATCACCTGGGGAGTGGCCTGAATAGGTTTCCCTGTTAAAGATGCCTCCAGGATATTAATTAAATCAGGATTGGCTTTGATGTGTTGTTCCAAAGCCATAAGTTCCTGATAGTGTTGCCGTTCACTATCACGCTGTCTTTTCATTTCAGCGAGTTTTTTATCAGTATAGGACTGAAGGTCCTTATACCGTTTCTCATAATCCACCGGTTTAGGGGTTGGTGCTGCGGGTGTTTCCGTCTGAGTCTGGGGAACGGGTGAACCACTATCCGGCATTTCTGTCAAGAAATGATCGGCCATAGTAGACATGGTGGGTTCAGTACCGTTGGGTTCAGGTACTTCAGGCGTTTGTGAAAATAGACTATCCATTGTTACTCCTTTGCCGGTCCTTTGGCGGGTGCCGACTTGACTTGTTGTTTTGCTAATTGCAATTCATCTATGGCACGTTCAAGATCCAACAACTTGCGGTTGTATTGGTCCTCTTGCGTCACCTTTTGTTTATCAAGCTCAGCTCCATACTGGGCATTCTGAGCTATGATCTTGGACTGAATCACCTGATTCATAAGCCTATCATTCTGTTCAGACAGATCTTTGATCTGAGCGTTCATTCTCTGCAACTGCTGATTCAGACGCGCATACAAAGATTTGCGCTGAATCACGCCATCACGGTCAAACACATCCGTTTTCTTGAGCACCTCAATATCATCAATGATACCCTGTGCATAATACTCTTTGTACATCTCCAGTTCCGCATACCTGTTGATGGGGGCCATGGACCCACTGATGACATAGATATCATATCTTCCAATGGATGGATCTTCCAGATAGGTAATGGTTTCATCATTGGGAGATCCCTTGGGCTTTTGCATGCCAACAGCCACTACTTGCTGATCAGCCGCAAACTCTTCATTGGGATTCACAATGCGCAGTTTCTGCGGAGTCTTCATGTATCCCTGGATGAAATCCAATACCACACGCCCAACTACGTTCAGGGAGTAGTACAATGATCTGGCTATGTTTCCAATACGCCGACTCCCATACTCATCAATAGCCAAAGTAGCACTGTATGTCTTGGGGGCAGATCCACTATCTCCATGAGAGAATGGATAAGAACCACCCACATAGTAACTGTCTTCAGTAGCAATACGCTCCAGTTCATAAAGAGCATTGGGGAGTGGCGCGGGTCCTACCGGAACAGGCGGAGTTGATCCTGGATTAACTTCAATGATGGATGATGGGCGTGCCCAATCATCTTCCAGTTGCTCCTTGTCGGCAACGGACCCGCGTTCCACTATGAGTTTAAAGTTGGTTGACGCAGTCGCATGGGCAATCATCAGGCTTCTGCGTTTGTTTTTTTCAATTTGAAGACCGCGTAACTTGCGGGTAAGGGAAATACAATAAGGATTGCCAAGATGTTCATAGGGTACGGGGATAAGGGGATACCTGCCCGTGGGAAGGATTTCCTGCCACACAATCACATCACCCATCACGTGGGTGCATTCAACACGGTCTTTCAAGAACTCTTCAATCTGCATCTGCTGCAGCATGTCCATGGCATTGGGATCAGTAGAAATATTCTGCTTAAACGCTTCAAACTGCTGCTCAGTGAGTTCCTGCTCACCCTGATCCGTGGATACTCTGTAATACTTGACTTTGATCTTTTTAAGCTGAATGATCCAGGTGACAGCTTTCTTGCGCGGGCTGACCACTTCATCAAGAATCTCAATGTCTTCAGCACTGTAATTGGATGACTTGTAATGAGGGCCATAATCCGTAGACATCAAGGATTGAAACTGTTCAGCATACTGCGGATACATCAAAGTAGCACGCTCTACATCAATGGTACGCCAGATAAACTTGGCTATGGAATCTTCCTCATCACGCTTGCGACTGTCGGGATCAGGAATCACAAACAATGGATGAATAGCCTCAATGTTGATGGATCACCTACCATCATTACCATAGTAAT